GTTTGCCGGTTGCGTTTATTTGGTCGCCAAGACGCTTTAGTTCTTGTGCGCCTTTTACAGCTATTTCGATATCGGCTCTGTAAGCCACGGCGCCGCTACTGTCTGGTAATTCAGTTTACGGCAGAAAAAAGCCGCCGGGGTTAGCGGCGGCGTTTGGCTTTTTCCAGTTCCTTGGCTTGGTCTTCGTTCAGGATCTGGAAGTAGGCGCTCCAGCCGAGGAGTTCTTCGGCGGTCATCGTGGTCCGAACTTCGGTCAGACTCATGCCCAGTTCCTTGGCGACGCCAAACTGGAGCATGAGCCAGTTGTCCTTGCGGAGTTCGGCGCTCAGGATTTTGGGTCCAGGGCCTCGGCGTCGTCCATGATGATCGCCAGCATCAGAGACTGGAGGTCTTTGTCCTTGACCTCGTTCTTTAGGACGTCGATTTCGCCAGCACTGAACAGGCGGGCTCCGGTCTCGTCGAGGGCTTTGGTGATGAGAAGCTGGAGGGCGAAGGCGTTGGCGTCGTCGGACTTGGCCTGCTTTTGGGCACGCTCGCGCTCGGCCATCGTCAGCGGGGTGACCCACATCTCAAACTTGCTACCGTCTGACAGTTCGACGGACTTTTTGGTGGGCTCCAGGTTGGCGGCCTTACGGAGGCGGTCAATGGCGCGGACGGGAACAGGCATACAAAGTGCTTGTTGATCGCTCTACTGTAACGGAATAGACAGCAAAAAGCCCCAGTTGCCTGGGGCGGTTTGCCTAGTTGGGGCCTTATGGGGATCAGGCGCTGGTGGCGAAGTCGAAGGTGGGGGTTCCAGCGGGACGGAAGTTGACGGTCACCGATTGGGCGTCGTCGGGGTTGATGTTCAGGCTGGCCGAGGTCAGCGTGGCATCAAAGCTGATCGAGCGGGAGAGGGTCTCGCTAAGGGTGCCGCCGCTGAACACGCGATCGGTGTACAGCTTGAAGGCTGCACCCGTTTGCTGGCGCTGGAGCACGTCCTCGATCATCCGGTTAGACAGGGCTGCGTCCTCGTTGGTCATGTAGACCGTGGCAGTTCCAGTGCCGTCGCCGAAGCCGGCGATGTAGCTGCGGAAAGGCACGTACTGACCGGGGGTTTGGCCGATCGTGGTGACGTCGATCTCAGCACGGCTGATCTCGAAGCTCCAGTCGCGGACTTGGCCCACAGCGGCGTAGTCGGCGTAGTCAACGGAGAATTCGTTGGGGGCAACTGCGGTGCCATCATCGGTGATGGGCAGGATCACGCCGCCTGCTGTAGCAGACACGGTGAGAGCGCCGGTGGCAGCGGTGTAGCTGAGCACGTAGTAGGTCGTGCCGCCAGTGATGCCAGCGGGCAGGGTGCCGGTGCCGACACCGCCGGTTTGACCGTTCACCACGGAGAATTGGACTGGATCACCAACCTTGAAGTTGAGGAAGGTTTGCACCGTGATGACATCGGTGCTGGCGTTGACGTTCGCTTCACCGAACGTGCCGGAAGTACCGGCGGGCTTGTAGTAGAGAGCGCCGGACGTGCCGGACAGAACGGTGGTGGCCATAGGGCGTACCAGTGAGGGTTACGGGGCGGGCACTGCCCGGCTTAGTACAGGTTAGCGTCTATCCGCAACAGTAACTACGAAAGCACCGTTGCTGTATAGGGGGCTTCGATTCGACTTACAAACATCGGTGCTTCATCCGTAGAAGAAAATGAAGGTCCGGTAATTTCGCCGACGCGGAAGTAAACACCAGTCGCGGTTTTTGCTGTGTTGTTGATGGTCTCCAGCACGTTCACGGCTGTGGTTACCAGGGTTTGGTTGCGGGCAGGACCACGGCCTTTTTCGGTGAAAATGCGGATGACGATGGCACCACGGGCATTGTCCATCGAGCCGACCAGCATGGGCTCGTTGGTTATACCGAAGGTGATGTTGACGCGGACGTACTCGGTTGTCGTATTGGGTGGTACGGCCGTGATGTTGTCGAAGTACACCGGCACAGCGGGGACCAGTGCGCCGAAAGCGGCAAGCAGGGGGTTCTCGGCGGCGGCCCGAATGGCTTGGTAGTTCATAACTTTACATTACGGAGAGCCGCGTCCATGTAAAGGCTGATGGATTTGTTGAGCTGGCCTCCTTGGATGTAGGTGCTGTACCAGTCGAGATCGGCGCTGCTTGTGCCTTTTCCTTCGCCGTTGCCGCTGAGGTCTCCTCTTTTGTGGGAACCAGTCGGACGTGAACCGGAACGGATTGTTTTTCCGCTTGCGGCAGCCGGATCTCTTTGCTGCTGGTTTGTAGGAGGTGAAAAACGGCCTTCCCTCAAATCCAGTGCGTAGTCTGCGTGGGAAGCTTTGTTTGCAATGTAGTATTTTACTTCAGGTTTGAACTTGTACTCGTCAACCGTAAGGATTGGTGCCAGTAAACGCTGTGGGGCGCCGGCAGCGCCACTGCCGCTAGATACTTTGCTGGCGCTGGCAATTTCCCAAGAATTTGCAAATTCGCCCGACCATGCCGGGCCTCTATCTTGTAGATCCCGGACGACTCCCTGTGCAGACTGGGCAACTCCAATGATGAAAGGAGCTAAAAACCCGGCTTCCAACTTTTCTGCGAGTTGTATAAAACCGTTGCGTCTTTTAGCCATTATTGGGGCCTCGCGATGATGGTGTGGAGGACTGGGTTGTCTCCACGGTAGGTTGTGACGCTCAGGATTTTGGCCTCGCGGGTGACGCCGGCTTGGGTGTACTGGATGCGGTCTGCCTCAGTGGGGTAGTACGTTCCAAGCTCGGTGTTGCCAAAGATGACTTTGATATCAGTTGTTTGGTACAGGCCCTCGGATTCGCGGGGGTTAAGGCGGACGATTAGGGCTTTTAGAGACACCTTGACGTCGGCGCCGTTGACTGTGCCAGTTGTTGGGTTGTAGACGCGGGGGGTGGTGGTTTTGATGTACGTGATGTCCTGGCCCCAGTCCTGGAGGAGGGGGCCGGGGATGGCGGCGAATGTCGTATCGACAAGGCTCATGTCAACCTCGGTACAGGCGGACGGCGTGGTTAGATGCGCCACCCATGCAGTACGGGCCTAGGTAGGTCTGGAGCCAGGGGTAGACGTCGAACACGTTGTTGACGACACCGCTGGTTTGTGAAGTTTTGTTGTACTTGACGCGGAGTTCGCCCAGCTCCACCTCGTCGTAGATGCCGGTAGTGCCGCTGGTGCCGGTGATCGAGTCGGTGTCGTTGGCGAAGGCGCGGGCCAGTTCGTAGGTGGCGACCTTGATGCCGTCCGGGATCAGCGTGCAGGCCAGGTCGATGCCGTCAACCGTGTAGTCCTCGCGGGGCCACTTCAGGGCCTGGGTTTCTGTGCAGCGGGCGCCGTAGAAACTCAAGGCGTCGATCCAGCGGGTGGCGGAGATAAGGGCCCGGTTTTTCTGGTCGTCGGTTTTGTTGACCCAGGTGCTGGAATCTGGGACTGTCTCGAAGTACGTGTTGGCAGCAGCCAGCGTGACGTACGAGTTCGCAGAGGTGCCTCCGAGAGTCGCGTCGATTGCTGCTGGCACGGCTAATACAGTCTTTGATTCAGTCTAGCTGTGTTGCGGTAGTTTCTTGATTTGGGCGGAGCACTCAGTAGGGCCGCGTGGTAGACATTCGCCCCAGTCATCTCAAGTTCGGCTTGGGCTTCGAGATGTTGGCCGTAGGGGACGTCAATGAACGTGCGGCGGTTATCCTGTAGTACGAAGAGACGCACCATGCTCATGCCTGCTCGCAAACAAGTGGACGCTGACACCAGCGTAGTGGCCAAACCTCCTTCTGTACTGCCTGGGAAGGAAGTAAGGAAACTGGAGGACGTGGCTGCCGAAATTCGGAGGCTGCGGGAAGACGAGAAGCTCTCCACGCAGGAAATTCACGAGATGCTCCAGGTCAGTTTTGATGTCATCAACCAACTGTTTTTGCAGTCGTACAAGATGACGATGAACACTGGCAGCGTGTTCGAGGCACAGGAAAAGATTCGCCTGGGTCTTTGATAGGCAAAAGAAAAGGCCCCCGTAATGGGGGCCCTTTTTGTAGCCGTGTTCAAGATCAGGCGTAAGCCGTGGTGTCGAACGGGGTGTTGACGAGCAGACGGGCCACAGGCACCATCTTGGTGGTGGAGAACACCAGGCTCCAGGAGGCGGTGGCGGCGAGGTTGCCGGCGCCACTGGTGTTGTCGGGGTTGTCGCCAGCGGCGGCCCACTTGGTGCCGGTGATGTGGTAACCGTAGTGGTAGTCCACAGCCAGCACGTCCTGCATGGACAGGATGTTGCGGTCGGCAGCGAGGCGCAGATCCTGTTGGATACCCTCAGAAACCACACCCGACTTGAAGAGGTACACGGGGTACTTCTTGGCGTGGGTGGCGGTGCCGCCGGTCAGAGCCACGAGCTGGTCGTCGATCACCACGCGGAGACCGGCGAAGTAAGCAGCCTCGGTTTGGGTCACGCCCACACCGCCGCCGCCCCAGACGACAGCGCCACCCGTGGACAGAGCCGAGGTGCTGAAGGTCAGCATCCCGATCTGTTGCAGGTAGTACGCCACGTTGGAGTGCATGGCGATTGCGTCGAACTCGTCGCCGCGCTCACCCAGCTTGGCCTTGGCAGCCACAACGTTGGCAACGTTCAGGAAGTTGGCCTCGGTCATGGAACCGGGGGCACCAGCGAACGACTTGTCGGTCTGGTTGGGGCCGAGGACGCCAGCGCCGGAGATACCGCCGAACAGACCCAGCAGTTGAGCGGCGAGGGTGCCGGTCTTCAGCTTGTTGATGGCGGCGGTCAGCTGGTTGCGGACGTGGGCCAAGGGGTCGGCGCCAGAGCCGAGCTTGCTGAGGTCGTCGGCTGCGTAAGCGAAGCCACGGTGCAGCAGGGTCATGATCTGCTCGTCGGCAGTCACGTTCTGAGGCACCAGGTAGCCGCCGCCGCCACCCCAGGTGTTGGTGCTGAGGATTTGGGTCTCAGTCGGGGCGATGGGGTCGAAGAAGGGCACGCGGACCCGGGTGCCGCCAGCGCGGGCGTCCAGGGCAGCGTTGCGCTGCACAATGCCGCTTTGGATCCACTTCGATTGCTCGAAGATGCCCTCGGCGGTGTACTGAAGGAATTCAGGACGGGTGACAAGGTTCGACAGGAAAGTCGAAGTTGCCCCGTAGTTACCTGCAAAGGAAGACATGGGTTAGCTCCAGTGGAGTCAAGGTTGGGGGTGTGCCCCACAGGGGCTAGGCGCCGGCTTCTGCTTTGAGGAGGCGGGCCTTGTCGGGGTCTTGGGCCAAAAGCATCATTTGCTGGGTAATGTTCCAGCCGTCTTTGGACCAAGGGTTGGATTGTCCGGGGAGTGCGGTGGCGCGGGCACTGCCCGTTACACCCATGCCGGCCCTGTTAGTTGCTGCGAAGTGATGTTCGTAGCCGCTGCCAGGGTTTTTCAGATTAGCGATGTAGTCGCTAACCGGAAGTTCGACGCCGCCGACAACAGCCACAGGCTGACCATCTTTAGCGCGAAGTTGTTCCTGAAGTAAACGATACAGCTGATCGGGGGCCAATGCACCGGCCTGTGACAGCTGCGCGATGGCGGCGGATTTCAGTTGCTCTTGCGTGAAGCCCTGCTTGATTTGATCCACTTCGCTTTCCTTGGCGGAAAGTTGTTGTTTCAACTCAGCAACTGTTTGTTGGGCTTCTTCCCATAGGGTTTTGTACTCGCCGGACTCGGCAAGTTTTGTGGTTTTTGCCTGTTCCTGTGCCTGCTGGAGGGCGTCGAGTTGTTTTTGCAGGTTCTCGCGGTTTTCGCGGTCCTTGCGGCGTTCGTTGATGAGTTCGGCGTTTTTGGCTTTGACGGCTTCCAGTTGAGCGGCCAGGTCGGAGCTTTCAGCCACAGGCTGAGGGGCAACGGGTTCCACTGGAACCACTGGTGCTTGCTGTTCTTCAGGCACGGGTTGTGTAATACATGGACGTATCTACCTTACTAGAAGATGAGGATATTGCGGCGTCGGGTTGTTTTGCTGAAGGATGTGGCTACTCCGGTGAGTGTGAAGGTTCCAGTGGAAGCGGTGAGGCTTATTGTGCCGGGAATTGTCAGCGTGACGTTGTTGCCGGTGAGGATGTAGATGCCCGGGGTTACTGTTACATTGTAGTTTCGTTGTATTGTTACAGGCTGGCCTGTGAGGGTGAAGGTGCCGGGGTCGGGGGAGAGGAGGCGGTTGGCGGTAGTGGTGGCCGCATTGCCGGTGAGCAGGAATTGGCCTCGGTCGGCGTTGAGTTCGAGGGCGCCGACGAGGGTGAGGGTGGCCGGGTTGCCCGTGAAGGTGAAGGTGCCGGTGGTGGCGGATAGGACGTGGTTTTGGGTGAAGGTGGCGGCTTGGCCTGTGAGGGCGAAGGTTCCAGGGTCGGCGGTGAGGTTGCGGCCGCTGGTGAAGGTGGCGGGCTCGCCTTGGAGGGTGAAGGTGCCGGGGTCGGGCTGTAGGACGTACGCTTTTGCGAACGTGGCGGCATTCCCGGTAAGGGTGAAGGTGCCGACGATGGGGTCGATTTCGACAACACCGATCTCGGTGAGAGCTGCCGGGTTGCCGGTAAAAGTGAATTCGCCTCTAACGGCGGAGACGTTCCAGGTGCGGGCAAATGTGGTGGGGTTGCCCGTGAGGGTGAAAATGCCGGTATCGGCGGGCAGGCTGGAGCCGTGACGCAGCGTTGGCGTGCCGCCGGTCAGCGTGAAGCTGCCAGCGGTTGCGTCGAGCTGGTGGGTCTTGCTGAGGGTGGCCGGGTTTCCTGTAAACAGGAACGTGCCTTTCTCGGCACTCAGATTGCGGCTGAGAGCAAATGTGGCGGCGTTTCCGGTGAAGGTGAAGGTTCCAGTGGCTGCTTCGAGGACTGCCGGAACCTTGATGGACAGCGTGGCATCGTTGCCTGTAAGGGCGAACGTGCCTGTGCCGCCTTCGATGCGGGGGTTGTGGCGTAAGTCGGCGGGGTTGCCGGTCAGCGTGAAGCCGCCTGCGTCGATGGTGACGCTGTAATCGCGGGCAAAATTGACCGGGTTGCCCGTCAGCGTGAACGTGCCGACAACAGCGTCGAGCAGTTTTGGGCTGACGACTGCTAAGTCGGCTGCGTTGCCCGTCAACGTGAAGCTGCCGGTGTCTCCAGTGACGCTCCAGGCCGTGACCTCGCGGACGGCTACGTAGACCGCTGCAACGTCGTCGGAAGCGGCGTTAAAGCCGACGTTGCGGGCGCCTTGGCCTGCGGTGGTCTCGCGGACCATTGAGTTGCCAAAGGCGCCGAGGTCAATGCTGGTCAGCAGCGTGCTGCCTGTACCCGCAGGAGCAGGTGTTGCGCCGCCGTAATAGGTGGCGGCGTAGCGCAGGCTGTTGATGCCTGAGCTGCCATCGTCAATGGCGACAGGTGCCAGTGCTTGGTTTTGTTCCTCGATCTGGATGCCGGTGACGTTGACATTTGCAGCGGCGGTGACTGTTGCCGCCGAGGCATACATGATTGTGGCGTTGTTGGTCCGGTTGACTGTGATGGTCTGGTTGCCGGATGACAAGCCAGATCCCAAGAAGAACATGTCAGTCCGACCTGGTTCACCAGCGGTGTCAATAGCGACTGCACCGGCCACGCGCTCCAGTGCCGTGCCACCGTAGGTGACGGACGTGATGAAGTTGCTGGCGCTGATTGTGTGGACGAAAACCAGCACACCTTGGGGTGTGCCCGTCTGTGTATGCGTCCAGCTGAAAGATGCCTGGTTGGTTGAGCCTGTTGTCCCAGTGTGAGACTCGGAGGCAGCGCTATGGGCAACAGCCACTGGACTGCCTCCGTGTCAGTTATTAGGCCAGGGTCAGGATGCCTGCAGCGTCCCAGGTGATTGTGAAGGTCTCGCCGTTGAGGAGATTGACCTTGCCGCCGTAATCGTAGAAGCCGATTAGCTCGTCGTTTGTGGCGGTGTTGTTATACAGGACCACCCACTGGAACTCGGGGACGGTGCCGGTGGCGGTGAGTACCAGGTCGTTGGCGTCCAGTTTGTAGGTGCCGCTGGTTTGGGCGGAAGTGACGCCGGTCAGATCGCGGCCCGTGGTGGTGCCGTTTTGGATGTTTGTGTAGCTGATTTGCGTGATGTTGCTCAGCTGGGTGTTGGTGTTAACCGGCAGCGTGTTCGTCAGCGCCACGGTCAGGGTGTCTGAGCCGAGGTTATGCACCTTCTCGGCCAAAGCCTCAACGAAGGAGTTGAATTTGGTAAAGGTAGCCATCGGGTCAGAAAGCCAAAGTGACGTTCATTTCTCCCACTGTACCTGTTACAGCGGTGACAGTAAGCCACACATAAGAATTGGCCGGGATTGGCTGGTTCTGTACCGTGGCGGCACTGCCGGTGGTGGTGTTAGTCACCGTGGTAGGGGCGATGACGGGTGTACCAGCGGAAGTGCGGTTGGCGGCGTAGCGGATTTCGTAGGTGACGCTGGGGCTGGCGCCGCTGACGAGGGCCGTTACGGCGGTGATGGTGGTTTCGACGTCCGTGCGGAACAGCGTGAAGGTGTCGTTGGCGATGGGGCCGGTGATTGAGACGGAGCGGGGGGCGGAGTTGGGGACTTTTGTGGGTTGCCAGCGTTGATTGGTCTCGGACCAGCCCAGGTATTCGCGGTCTGCAGCGCCGCCGCCTACTTCAACGTCGTGGCAATCCTCGATTGTGGTGCCAGGGTTGGCGCGGACGAAAAGGATGCCGTCGGTGGGGTGGCTTTTGACGACGGCGGCGACCGCAATTTTCAGGTTGGGGGCCGCTGGTTCGACTGTTGTGTAGCCGCCGGGGTTGGCAGGATCCAGCCACAAGACGGAATCGTCTGGGAAGGCGCTGGTGTCAATGCCGCGTACCTTGCCCAAGGTGGTGACGTAGCCGAGGGCGCCAATGGCGATTGGTTCTGTGGCGATGCCGAAAAAGGTGTAGCCCGGGATGGTGCCGTTGGCGATCATGTGGGCCACTTCGATGTGGCCCGTGGCGGCGTCGGCGCCCATGAACATCACGGCTTCGCCGTCCACAATTGGGTCGGCCGAGACGTTTTTGCAGCGGAAGGCCAGTTCTTGGCCGACTTGGTAGGTGACGCCTGGGGTGCCGACGTCGAGGGTGCCCTCGGTGGCGTTCCAGGCGAGCTGGCCGGGGGTGACGGTCTCGGCGGCGGTTAGGTCGAAGCCGAGTTTGTCGAGCGTGGGGGAATCGGTCCAGGCGGTGTCGTAGTTGGTGCTGGTGGCCTTGACGAGGACGTCGCCGAGGTTGCCGCCCAGAGGGACGCCAGCTTGGGCATACATGACCTGGGCGACGTTGACGATGGCGCTGGGAGCTTGGGGGTGGGTGCCGTTGACGGGAATAGTCTCGACCCTGACGTCGATGTGGTCGGCGACCCAGAAAACTTCGACGTAATCGTTGTTGGCGACTGTTAGCTGGTACTCCAGCGTCAGGCAGTCGTGGTAAGGGACGCTGACGGATTTGCGGGGCTCCAGGTCGATGCGGGTGTTGCTGTCGGTGATTGTTGTGCCATTCTTTTTGAAGAAAACGTTGACTTCGGTGACGTTATTGCCGACGTTTGTTATCTGGAGGGACACCATTACTTTGTAGGTGCCCGCAAGGGAGAAGTTGATGCGGCTGCTGTTGCTTACCGTGATTCCACGGCTTTCCAGGGTGGTGTTGAGGGTGAGGGGTTGGGCGGCGGCGGTGGAGACGAGGTTTTGGGTGGTGGTGTCGATGATGTTGGCGTAGAGCGCCACGATGCCGCCCGGGCCCTGTGGTCCCAGGCCGGTGGTTTCGACGAGGACAGCGGGGCTGGGGGCGCTGACGATTGTGGTTTCGCCAGTGCCTTCAGTAACTACAACGGTTTTTGTTGCGTCTGTGATGCTTACCGTTGTCATGCGGTGTAACCCTCAGACACGTAGACATTGCCTTCCAGGTAATACTCGCGGAGGCCGCTGGGATTTTCCAGGAGGACGTCGTAGTAGCACTCGTCCGGGAATAAAGTTGTTTGCGTATCTGTCAGCGCAATCGAGATTTGGCCGTTGGGGCGGCTTACATATGTGACTGTGAAGTCGGCGTACTTTGTTGTACGCTCGCGGTTCCAGACTTGGGAGTAGGCGGTCCAGTCGGTCAGGTTGATTGGGGTGCCGGTGCTGTCCTTAAATTGCAGCGACACGCTGTAATCGGCGCGGCGTTGGAGTGAAATGTTGTATGAACCAGGGGAGACAGCCATCTCACTCGTCCTCCGTTGCAGTCATTGTATTCGGCTCTGGCTGCTCAGCTGTCTCTACAACGTCCTCAATAGCGTTGGCCTCTTCTTCGATGTTTACGTTGTCGGGCAGGATTTCGCCGCGACGCAGGATTTCCAGCAGCATGGCGTCGGTGATCTTGCCGGCTTGGTTGAGTTGGGTCAGGACGGCGACGTCTTGGCCGATTAGGCGGTAGTAGTCGAAGTCGCGGTCGATGGTGATTTCCGGCGGTTCCATGCCGACGTACTGGGCGGCGAAGGCGAAGGCCTGGTTGAGGGCGGACTCCAGTTCCTGGCTGATGATCGAGAGGACCGAGTTGGATTGGGCCTGGTCGATGCGTTTGGCCTCGGCAGACTCCGCGACGAACTTCTGGCCGAAGAGTTTAGTGACGCCCAACGTGGACATTTGGGAGGCCAGGGATTCCAGTTCGGCCATTTGGGCGTCGAAACTGGTGGCGTCGGCCTGCACGTAATACGCCTTGTTGCCGGGCTGCATGGCGATGGCGTAGTTCACGCCCATCGTGGAACTGCCGGTGGTGTCGTCCCAGCCCTCGAGGACGAGGGTGGGCATGGCGGCGATGTGGAGGGCGTGGATTAGGTCGGCTTGGCGTTGGTAGTGGGTGATATTTAGATTTGCAATGTCTAGCAGTGGGGGCTGGGAGATCAGCAGGCCCCGGCGGTTGCTGTAGATCGGGACCAGGGGGATTTCGTCGAGGCTGTAGCCGCCGGATTCGCTGAATTCCACGACTTCTTGGCCCAGGGTGTAGAGGTCGTAGCGGCCCGGGTAGATCACCCGCATCTGCTCGATCTGTTCTTCGCCGAAATCATTCAGGGGGCGGACGTCGTAGTCGTGGATGCGGACCTGCAGTAGGCGGTTGGTGCCGGATTCTTTGCGCCAGCCCCAGATTTGGGGGGCATCGACGTGGACGAAGTAGGGGCGGCGGCCCATTGCACGCTCTTCCGCCAGGTTGCGGGCGCCCATTGCAGCTGGATAATCGACCAGGATGGCGCTATGGCCGTAAGTCAGGCTGCTTACCAGGGCGCGGCGGGCGTATTCGTTGATGCTGGAGCCCAAGCCGTCGATATTGTTGGCTAGATCCAGCCAGTATTGGTCGCCCTCGATGTGGATGGGCTTGCGGAGGATGGCGCCAGCGGCGGTCTCGATTAGGCGGCTGGTGTAGGGGCTGAGGACCGAGCGGTCTACGCGGGTGGTGTAGGCGTCCTGGTCTTCGCGGGGTTCCTGCGGGAGGTAGGTCTCGGCAAGGTCGCGGATGTAGTTGGTGCCACGGGTGACGGCGGCCATTACGCCCCAGTCCGGCATCATGGCGATGACGTCCAGGTTGCGGACGAAGGGGGACTCGCTGACTACAGCGCCGGTTGGGGGGATGTTGGCGCTGTAAACCACGGGTTGCCTCCTACTTTGTACCTATTTTGGCACTTCAGGTCGCTGTTTTTTAGGTGTCCACGTAAATCTAGGATTTCTGTTCTTGGCTTGCTGCTCAACAGTGGCCCAACGGACGTTACCGGGTTCGTAATGGCCTAAGGGATCTATCCGGTCCAGGGTCATACCTTCCGGGCGCGGGCCGAGTTCTTTTAAGAATTGTTCGTAGGAGTCAAACCGAAACTCCACGTTGGCGTATGCGTTGTGGTGGTTTGTCTTTACTCGGCGTTTGGCCTTGTGGAAGGACTTATAGGCTCCTTGGTTTCTCACACAGTCTTGGGGGTCCTTCCGGATGGCGTCCCAGCGGGTATCGCAGGCCTTGATCGCACAGGATCTGCACAGCAGGTCCCGGCCCTCTTTAATCGCTTTTGCGACCAAATCCTTACGGGTAGTTCGACTGGTGCCACACGTCGGGCAAGAGACCTCGGTGTACGAGTGGTGTGCTGCCACGGGGATTAACTGGTTACCAGTTTATCCTAGGTCCATTTACTGCGGTTTGCCCAAAATGCGGCTGACATTTTGCCCTTGGCGATATTTTTAGCGTGTCGCGCCTTGAATGATGCCCTTCTGGCCTTGTCTGCTGCTGATTCTCCTTTTTGTGCTGGTGAGCCAGATACGCCCTGCTGTCCGAAACGGATGAGTTTTACCGTTGAGCCCTCCTTGGCGAGGACCGCGTGGGACTTTTTCGGGTGGTTGGGAGTGCGCTTGGGCTGGTTGTAGCCCGAGAATTTCTCGCCGCGATACTCAATCATCGTCCTCTTCCTCCTCTACTTCGTCGTCTACATCGACGAGGACTTCTACTCCAGTGAAAACATTGCCCATGAAGCCGGCAAATAGGGCTGCGTCACGGGGAGTTTTGAAGCTGAAGGTGACCTCGGACATTCCAGTCTCGGCATCGACTTCGATGTAGGTCGGATAGCCGTGGATCGTGTGGATTGTCACTTCTTTTTGGGCTTTTTGGCGGTTTTGGCGGATGCCTTGAAGGCGGCGGCGGTGGGGGCGCCCTTCGCTCCAGGCTTGCGCATGGTTTCGCCGCTGCCGGCGGCGATGCGCTTGCGTTTGGCGGCGATATTTGCGTACAGACCGGGCTTTTTGGCGGGCATTTTGCTCTAGCCGTGGTTACCACACACGATAATTGGTCTTGCCCATGTTTTCTGGTTTTGCCAGGTTGAAGACTTGTAGGCACATGTATCCCAAAGCGTCGAAAGCGTGGTCCACGCCCAGGTTTTTGTTGGGGAGGCCCGTGTTGGGGGCGTAGGTCAAGGTGCGGAGGGACTTGATGAGTTCTTTGCAGCGTGGGTGGATAAACAGGCGGCGGGTTCCAGTGGCATCGAGAAGGGCGGTGTTGACGCAGGTGATCTTGTCGCGGATTTTCCAGGGGGAGCGGGGGCTGGAGACCGTGAAGCCGGATTTTCGCAGGATGTTGTGGTCGGTTGCTCCAACGCCGCTGGTTTTGCGGGCGCCGCCTGTGGGGTCCGGGCAGGCGATGATGCGGCGCTCCACGCCGTAGCGGGTTTGGATTTCTTCGCAGAGATCCCAGGTGGTGGCGCCACCCGTCATGATGATTTCGTCGAAAACCCACAGGACGTCGCCCTTTTTGACTGCGCAGACGGCAGACATGGGGTCGATGTTGAAGTCCACCCCAATCAAAAGGGGCAGGATTGGTAGGTCTTGGACGGTTTTGTCGATGTTGTCGTCCGAGAATGAGACGGCGACGAGACCGCTGAGATTCTCGAAGCTGGCCTCGAATTCTTGGCGGAAGGTGCGGGCGTCGAGTTGGGCCCGGGCGGCCTCGATTTCGGTGGCGGGCACGTTGTCGCCCTCGATCGTGGTGAATTGCCACCGGGCCCAGTCCGGGTCGCCCTCCTCGCAATAGCACCAGAGGTCGTAAAACCAGCTGGCCGTGCCGTCCGGGGTGGAGATGAAGAGGGCCCAGCCCTGTTTGTCGGCTAGAGCGGGGCGGATCACCTCGAACCAGACCTCGCTGTCCATGAAGGCGGCCTCGTCGAGCACCACGCCCGCCAAACTGCGGCCCCGGAGGGCCATTGCGTTCTCGGTGCCCTTCAATTCGATCGTGCTGCCGTTTACCAGCTCGATTTTGAGGTCGGTTTCGTTCTTGCTTTTGACCCAGGCTTTGGGGACAAGGCGTTTGAGCAGCTTCCAGACGATATCTTTCGCCATCCGGTAGCTGGGGGCGCAGTAAAAGTAGGTTTCGCCAGGGCGTTCGATTGCTCCACGCAAGAGTTCAACGCAGGAGAGGTAGCTTTTGCCGAAGCGGCGGCCGGCGACCAGGACGCGGAAACGGGTGCGGCTGGAGAAAACTTCGCCCTGTGCGTGGCGAAGACTGACGGTGTTATCGCTCATGCGGACTACCCTACTGCAATAGAAGGTAGAGGTTGCATATTTTTTGGGGCGGGATGTTCCAGTCGATGGAGAATCGAACCCCTACCCCCGGAGGTGTGTAACAGAAGAAGGAATTTGGGATGTATCAGTAGGTTCCCTGAGCCGTGCTGCGCGCCCCGCAGCGCCGGACCCCGCCCCCGGTAGTGCAGCTGTACTAGCCCGCTAGGCGAGCAGAAGGCGGCGAGCGGTGGAGCGGCTGCAGCCGAGGTGGTCGGCTATGCGCTGCTGGCTCCAGCCGTAGGAGCGGAGGCGCCGGGCACGCTGCGGCCTGGACTCGGTGGCCCAGAGCAGGAGCAGGAGCGGCAGGAGCAGTGCGGCGAGCAGGAGAGCGAGGGTGGTGGTGGCCATTGGGTGGGTGTCCCTGGTTGACTGCTGCTACTGTAGCACACTGGGCCCCGAGGCGGGGGCCGCATTGTCACACACTGTAACGGGGTGCAGGTGTACTAGCGCCCGTAGATTGCCAGTGCGCACTCATCAGTATGCAGGCCTTGGGCCTGGCAACGCTCCAGCAGTGCGCGGTCTTGCTGGCCCAGTGTGAAGCTGCAGGCCAGCAGCACGAGCGAGAACAGCGAGGCAAGAATGGTGGGGGGCATGGTGTGCCTGGGGTGTGTTACCCTTGCACTCTAACAGCAGGGGGCCGCCCTGGCAAGGGGGCCGCTCGAGTCTCTTAAGTCTCAGCCCTGCCGCTTGTCCTCCACCGTGATTTGCAGCGTGGGCGCGTTGGTCGCCAGCTGCTCGGGGGCCGCCTCGCCAATCACCGCGCCCATGTCTTTAAGCAGCATCGCCACAGTCTGCAGCTGGCCTTTCGCCATCGCCTTACGGCAGGCAGACAAGCGCAGGGCCTGGATTTGGTTCAGCAGCTCGCCTCTGGTGGCGATTTGCTCCGTTTTCAGCAGCTCTGTGGCGCGGCTATAGTCCTCATCTGCCGTTCGCTGAGACACGTTGAAGCGATCCGCTAGTTTCTGCGTGATCTGCCTGCGAGTGCCACCGTTCAGGATCTCCGCATAGCACCAGTTCGCCCGCTCCTCCACCCGGACGCTGCAGCCCTTGCCACCGCGCCACCGTTTCGACTCGTCGTTTGCAACGGTCGTCGGCTTCTGTACTTCTTGGGCGTCAGATTCGGGCACGGTTTGAGTCACAAACTCTATGGGCTAATGCTACAGTCTCCCGCCCATAAAGAAGCCCGGCACTGTGGCCGGGCCGTGTGATCGGTAGGATGGGCGGTTCAGCGGTAGCAGACAATCAGCTCACGCGCCATAGCCTTGGCGAGACAGACCCCAGTGCTGAGACTGTAGAAGTCTCCCGCTGCGGTGATCTTGGCGTGATCGACTCGCGGGTAGAGTGCCCGGGCTGCATCGTCCCAGCGTGCTAAAGGGATGTCGTTGAAGTGGTGGTCGGTGCTGGCCAAGAGCTCCTCAGGCCCGAACTTGCCAGAAAGTGCCGACCGATAGCCGGGACCGGCGAACTGCAGAAAGTAGGCGTCGAACAGTTCGGCACTGTGCGCCAGGTACTGTTTGCGCGTGATGGTGGCCATTTGGGTTACCTCAGGGTGGGGTCTCTTGTGCAAGTGTAAGGGCAGGACGGCGGGGTGTCAACCCCTAGACGTTCCACTGGGCGTGGTAGGGGTCAAACTCGATCAGGCGCGAGCCCTGCCACGGTTCTGCCGTGCCATCCGCACGGATAAAGCGCCATTCCCCTTTGTATTGGCTGACCCCGCAACGGCAGGGCACCAATGCCAGCAGGGCATTCAGCCGGCTCTTGGTCGTTACGGTGCGCCAGCCCTCCCCGTCGCTGATGTAGAGCGTGCCAGTGCCAAGCTGGTAGATTCCGATTCGGTTGCCGTGTAAGCGGACCACGGCTTGGGATCCCCCAAAGGTGGCAGAGTTGTGGGACCAGCTGACGGACGTGTTGCCACTGCGCCAGTCGGCGCCAGTGCGAATGGCGTGCAGCATCCTTTCTTCGATCTGTCGCATGGCGGGGTGTGCCGTTGTGCTTGCCCATTGTGGGCCCTAGCGCCAGCCATCCCCCGCCATTGTTGTGCAACTTTACAGATCGGCTGGGAGGGTTGCGCGTGCTGCTACTGTGCAAGGGTTCATCAGGTATACCAGCCATGAGCGGTGGAGAATGGAACACACGGCGCGAGCTCAAACAGCAGGCCGCCGATGCCCGCGAACTGTTGCGCGAGCAAATCAGACTCGAAAAGCGCCAGCTGCGAGACCTTCGGTACTGTGCCGAACGCGCCACGCTCACCCCGTCAGACTGGGGCGATTTCGTGAAATTGCACCACCAGCACGGCCGCGAGGGTCTCAGAGAATTCTGGGATTTGGTCACGTACTGGGAGACCTGTCAGCGGATGAACGGGGGCGCCCCATGCCCCAGTGATCTCAAGCCTGATTGGCTTGCTGAAATTAAGTGCAGAATTTCCGCGCATCCAGAACGGAACCGACCCACCACGCGGAAAGCCCCAGGCTCCCCCCGCAAACCGCGCACCGATAAGGGCAAGCCTCGCCCCAACTACTCCCGGCAGTAGCGGCCCGAGCTGCTCCAGGTCAACGGGCAGGCCCCCCGCTTCTCGATGATCGGGGGGCTTTGCCTGCTGCGCGGCTGACAGTACGCTCCAGCCGGATACCACCCCGGGGGGCAGGCCCCAACCCTCACCACAGGCACCTGGAGCTGTAATACTGTAGAGGCGAGAAGGGCAAGCATGAATGGAATTCCAGGCTATGAATGGGTTTTGAGGCCTTGAATGGGTTTTTGCGAGGTGTTAGCCGAGCGCGGTGAAATACTGAGCCACCCGATTTAGGAAGGAGTCCTTAGCCCACGCCAGGTCATCCACCCCGAAAACGAAAACATCCGGCTTGCCGCACCGCCGGGCCAGCACCACTGCTGCTCCAGACGGCTTGAGGCCCGTCATGTGCTCCAGTCCCAGTGCATAGGCGCCGAGTTGGTCGAAGTACGAATGGCCCCTGCCGATCTCTTTGCGTCCCACGCTGGTTTTCCAGTCCGCAACGATTAACCCTGAATGGCCTTTCAGGG